AGGGCGGCGCGGCGTTCCGGGTCGGCGTACTCGGCGGCGCGAAATCCTACGTTAAGAACAAAACCAACGAACGCAAGCAACGAACAGGCAAACAGTATGCGACCGGCGGCAGCTCCGAGAATCCGGGCGGCGATACGTTCTATTGGCGGTTCGTGGAATTCGGCACGAGTAATACCCGAGCGCAGCATTTTATGATGCCGGCGCTCGAGGAAAGCATTAACCCGGCGACGGACAAGTTCGCGACCGTACTCGCGAAAGAAATCGACAGGGCGCTCGCGCGCATACGCTGATGCATCCGCCGCTATTCGACATTTGCTCGGCTTATGCACCGCTGGTCGCGCTGCTCGGAACCGACCCGGTCCGCCTGTGGCCGTTCGGTTCCGTGCCGCAGGGGGAATCGCGTCCCTATGCCGTATGGCAGACGACCTACGGCGCGCCGGATAATCTGCTAAATCAGCGCCCGCTGCTTGACCGCTGGGGCATACAGGTCGACGCTTACGCCAAGACGGCGAGCGAGGCCCGCGAGGTCGCCCGAGCGATTCGCGACGCTATCGAGGGCGACGCTTACATCGTCGCATGGAATGGCGAGTTTCGCGACCCGCCGACGAACCTGTACCGATACAGTTTCGCTATTGAATTTATGACACCGCGTTAAACACGAGGGGAACCGAATGAAAACTCAAGGAACGGAAATGTATGTCATCGACCCGGATTCCGGGACGGCGCTTGATGTCGGATGCGTTATCAGCATCGACGGCGTAAATGTGACACTCGAGCAGAACGAGGTTACATGCTTGCGCGACTTGGTTCGCAGTTACGAGGCCGGACTCGGCACGCCAGGGCAGATGACGTTCGGCATTTACTTCGACCCGCAGGACGCGACGCATATCAGACTGCACGAACTGAAACGCGCAGGCGAACAATTACATTGGGCGATTGGCCTGTCGGACGGAACCGGGATTCTGCCCGGCGCGACCGCGCTAGATTCGGAAGGGGAATACGATTATTCGGCGCTGCCGACTTCCCGGAGCTGGCTGACGCTGGTCGGGTATATGTCAGACTATCCGTTTTCTTTTGCGCAGAATTCGCAGATTACCTCGAACATCGTCGTTCAGGTTTCTGGCGAGCCAATCATTATTCCGGCGGTTAGCTGATGACGACACTAGACGACCTGCGAAGTTTCGGCGGCATTGTTTCCGACGAGCCGGTAAAGCATCCGATTCGGTTCAGCATCGGCGACGAGGAAATCGAGGCGCATATATTCGTCCGGCAGTTGAGCATCGGCGACCAGGAACGCATTTTCAAGGCTGCCGACAATAAGGATCAGAGTCGAGCAGCTGCGATGATTTCCGAACTCGTCACGCTGGGCGAGGATGGAAAGCAGCGAATCCCTTTTCAGGATGCCTACAAATTGCATCCGAATCTTGCGGGCGCAATGGTCGCGGCGATTAAGCAGGTTAACAGGCTAGACGCCGCAAAAAACTAGAACCCGCCGACCGCAAGCTGCACGAACTGGCGCTTGCGCTCGGCGGGATGACCGTCGAGGAACTAAAGGACCGCATGTCACTCGCAGAGTTCACGGGCTGGCTGTCGTTCGAGCGGGAATGCGGGCCGCTGAATCCTTATTTACGATTCGAGGCGGCAATCGCCCGGGCGGTCGCGCCGTTCCTGAAAGGCCCGAACGTTCGCGACTATCTAATGCCATGGCCGAAGGAACCCGAAGCCGACCCGGACGACCCGTCGCAGGTCATCGCGTTCCTAAAGGCGACGTTCGGCGCGAAGGAAAAGCAATAAATGGCAAGCCGTAGCCTAGGGACTTTGACGCTAGACCTGATTGCCAAGGTCGGCGGATTCGTGACCGGCATGGATGCCGCCGCGCGGGCGGCGGACCGGACTAATCGGCAGCTTAAAAAATTCGGCTCTGACCTCGCATCGGCATTTACGCGGGCGACCGCTGTCGCAGCGGGCGCGCTGGCGTTTTTTACCAAGCAGGCTATAAGCACGCAGGACGAGCTGCACGACCTGTCGGAAGTGACCGGTATCAGCACCGAGTCGCTGTCGCAGCTCGGCTACGCGGCCGACCAGTCGGGCACGAGTTTCGATTCAATCATAACCGGATTCCGCAAGCTGTCGAGCGCGGCTGCCGATGCGGCGAGCGGCATCGAAGCGCCAGCGAAAGCGTTCGACAAGCTGAAAATTGAGACGACGAACGCAGACAAAACCCTAAAAGACATGGACGAATTGCTGCTCGAGGTCGCGGACGCATTCTCGACCATGGCGGACGGGGCAGCAAAAAATGCACTGGCGCAGGACTTGTTCGGGCGCTCGGGCGCTGAACTGATTCCGTTCCTGAATCAAGGCGAGGCCGGCATCCGGGCTTTGATGGAACGATTCGACGAACTGGGCGGCACGGTCACGGATGCCAGCGCCGCGCTCGCCGACGAGTTCAACGACAGTCTTAAAGACCTGAAAGAAATTTCAAAGGGCGTTTTCAATCAGTTCGCGACGGCTATCCTGCCAATGCTCGTGCAGTTTTCCGACTACCTGGTCGACAGCTCCGAGGATATGGTCGACGCCGAGGATAGCGCGCGGAAACTTGCCGCCGGTTTCAAGTTCCTAGCGTCGATTGCGGTCGCGCTAAAGGGCGCGTTCGAGGCGCTCGGAACCATGATTGGCGGAGTCGCTGCCGCTATCGGTCGCGTGGCCGATATGAAACTGCCCGACACGGGAACGGGCACGCTGACGGAATGGGTCGCGATTCGCGTGCAGGCATTGCGGGCGGGCGGGGAAATTTCCGAAGCGTTCGAGGATGCCAAGCTAAACGCAATCGACGACATCGAGGCAATCGAAGCGATATGGACCGAGGCCGTCAATAATCTCGACAAGGCGACAGACGAGCTGGGCAAGCCGGGCGGCGGTTCCGAGGTTACGTTCGTCGACGAGGCGGCACTCGCCGAGCAGGTCAAAAGCGCCGAGGATGCGCTCGCCGAAATACAAAAAATGCAGACCGACCTCGACCAGCAGGTCGCGACTTTCGGGCAGGGCACGGCGGCGGTCACGGCGTACAGCATTGCACAGGGACAGCTCGCTAAAACTTTCGCCGCCGCGGGCGCGGCTGCCGATCCCTACAGGCAATCGCTGGTCGACACGCAGCAGGCGCTCGAGGATTTAGCCGAGGCCGAGAAAATCGCCGCCGAGGAATTCTCGAAACAGCAAGCGAACCAAGCCGAAATAATTTCGCTCGACCCGCTGCTCGCTTACGAGGCCCGGCTCGCGCACCTTGACGAACTGTTAGCCGAGGGCCTGAACCCGGAAATATGGCAAAAGGAAGCAGACGCCGCTGCTCAGGCATTCAAGGATGCGACGACCGAGGTCAACGTGTTTGCCGAGCAGGCGACCCGTAACGTTCAGGACATACTGTCGAAGCATCTTAAAACCGGATTCGAGGACGGGTTCGACGGCATCCTCGACTCGTTCAAGCAGTTGATTATAGACCTGACCGCCGAGGCGCTCGCCGCCGACATTGCGCAGGCCTTGTTCGGCGGCGGCGGGGTCGGTTCGGGCGGCGGGCTGTTCGGGTTTCTGGGCGAGCTGTTCGGCGGCGGGCGAGCCATGGGCGGCGGCGTTGTCGCCGGCACGAGCTACCTTGTCGGGGAACGCGGACCAGAGGTATTCACGCCCGCGATGTCAGGTTCCATTTCGCCCAACAGTTCGGCGGGCGGCGTTAACATTGTGCAAAACAATTATATCAGCGGCTCGAATCTCGGCCCGGAACAAATGACGAAAATTCTCGACGACAATAACCGGAAACTAAAGGGCGAGTTCCTGGGCGAGCTGCGTCGCGGAGCTTACGCCTAATGGCAATCTATGACCTCGACATATGCCCGCAGTCGGCGACCATTTCGCTGATAGCGAACACGGCGCTATATGCCTCGCCCTTGATTGGCAGCGCACAGACTACCGACCGGCAGGCAATGAAATGGAAAATTCAGTATACCTATGACAACGTTTCGACCGACCAGCGCGGCGAGCTGATGGCGCTTATTGCCGCGGTCCGCGGTCAGTCGAACCGACTGCGGGTTATGGTTCACGATAACCCGGCCCGGGGCGCAGGCGGCGGAAGCCCGCTGGTTAACGGCGCAGGTCAGACCGGGAACACGCTGACTATTGACGGGGCGACCCCTTCGGTAACGAATTGGATTCGGGCGGGCGATTATTTCTCCGTCATCGTCAACGGCGAACCGGAACTCAAAATCGCCATACTCGACGAGGATAGCAGCGGCGGGGGTTCGTGCATTCTGACGTTCGAGCCGAAGCTCCGCGACTCGCCCGCAGACAATGCGTTTATATATACCGAGCCGAACGGCATCGCCATACCGCGCGGAATATTCGTCATGGAAAATCCCGAAAACGGCTGGCAATCCCTGCCCAATTCTACCGGCCCGATTTCTGCGTTTACCCTGTCCATGATCGAGGATGTTTTCGCGACGCAAGCATGACCATACGGGATATATCGACCGACAATGTTAACGCGCTGAATTCGTCCGTCGTTCGGCCTATCCTGTTTGCGCGCATGGATTTCGGGTCAGGCGTCAAACGATTCCATACCGAAGTCGGGCCGCGGACCGCGACGACGGTCCTGTATGGCGCGGAGCTGTATCTCGGCATCGGCGCATTCGGCGGTATCTCGGGCGACATCAAGGAAACCGTCAGCGCCGCGCCCGAGGGCGTACAGCTGTCCCTGACCGGCGTCGACCCGGCTATGATTGCCGACGCCACGACCGACGATTATCACAGGCGCGATGTCGACATCCTGTTCGGCTTCGACGATATAAACGGCGAGCTAATCGACGACCCGGTCATCGTATGGTCGGGTTATATGGATCATGCCGTCATCTCGCTCGGGCAAAGTATGGGCGAGCTGACGCTCGTCTGCGAATCCCGCGGCACGAACGGGCGCGGGCGCTCCGATCTGCGGTTTACCGACGAGGACAAGCAGGCTGCGAACTCGGGCGACTTGGCGGGCGAGTACGTGTTCCGAATGGTCGACCTGCAACTGAAATGGGGCGGCGATCAGGTCGCCGCGGGCGGCGGGCGTGGCCTCAATTTCCGGATAGCCGGGGCGTGAACGTGCCGGCGCTGGCTGCCTACCTAGACCGGGCGGCGACCGTGCCGGCCCGGCTCGGCGGCTTCGACTGCGTCCGGTTCGTTATCGAGGGAATCCGGGTCGGCTGGGGCGAGGATTTCCGCGGCTGCCTGCGCTATGCCTGCCGGCGGGAGGCGGTCGAACAGCTCCGGGGCGCAGGCGGGCTACGGGCGAATTTCTGCGCCGTCCTGGGCGATCCTGTCGCGGCTGCCGGCCTGCAGCCCGGCGACATCGCGTATTTGTCCGACCCGGAAACCGGGACGGCGGCGGTCGGCCTCGTGCTGCCCGGCTACGTCGCCGTCAAGGTCGGCCGAACGATTGCCCGGGTTCCCTTGGACCGGGTCGCCGAGGGCTGGACATGGGCGCGGCACTAGCCTTTATCGGGGCGGTTTTTTTCGGCGTCGGGGCGGGCGCGTCGCTGGCCTACGTCGTCGCCGTGAACCTCGCCCGCATCGCGATTCTGTCGCTCGTATCCAAGGCGCTCGCGCCGAAAATCGACTTGTCGCAGGCAGCCGCCGATAAGCTGCTGACGGTTCGCTCGAGTTTCCAGCCACAGGCGTTCGTGTACGGCGAGGATATGCTGTCCGGCCCGCTGCTGTTCGCGAACACGGCGGGCGAGGGTAACGTCGACCTGCATCGACTGGTCGCCCTGACCGGGCGGGAAATAGATTCGTTCGTCGCGTTCCGCATCGACGACACCGACATCGTCATCGGCGACGACATCGCCAGCGACGCCGGCCCGGTCACGGGCGGACAGTTCGCCGACGTGATGGAAATAGACACGCGGACCGGGACGCAGACGCAGACGGCTATCGCGGAGCTCGTGGCCGCGTTTCCGGGCAACTGGACAGCCGCGCATCAGGGCCTAGGCTGGGCGCTGTTTTATACGAAAATGACGCTGGTCGAGGGTAACGAGGCATTCGAATCCGGCATACCGCAAAACCTGCGCGCGGTCGTCAAGGGTTCCAAGGTATACGACCCGCGCGTCGTCGGTCACGATTTCGACGACCCCTCGACCTGGGAATGGTCGGATAACCCGGCGCTGATTCTCGCCGATTTCCTGATATGGCAGGATGTCGGCTACGGCGAAGTTCCCGAGCGGATCGACTGGACACTCGTCGAAGCCGCTGCCGACATATGCGAGGAACAGGTCGTAATCCCGGGCGACGATTCCGACGGCGGTCTGCAGAATCGCTATACCTGTAATTTTACGTTCTATGCGGATCAGACGCGGCAGGACATTCGCGAAATCATTGTTAATTCAATGCTTGGCCGCTGCATATTCTCACAGGGAAAGTGGCGTATGTGGGCGGGCGCTGCGCTGCCCGCGACCGTCACGCTGTCGGAAGCGAACCTGGCCGGCAGCATACAGCTGCAGGCATCGACGCCGAGCGAGCACCGATACAACCGCGTCCGCGGAAAATTCGTCGACCCGTCGCGCAACTATACGGCGAACCCATATCCCGAACAGCGTGACGCAGCTTACGAAACCGCCGACAACGAAATCAAATATCAGACGTTCGACCAGAATGCCTGTAATAACTCTTACGAGGCGCAGCGCAACGCAATCATTCGTTTGCGGCAATCGAGGCTGCAGCGCGTGATTACATTTCAGGGCAACTGGTCCTGTTTCCGCGTGCAGACCGGCACGACGGTCGAAATTGATATAGCCGAATTAGGATTGTCCGGCGACAAGTATTTCGTGACCGAATGGATTCTCGACAAGGATGGACGCGGCGTAAATCTGACCATGACGCAGGAATCCGACGACGTATGGACCGACCCCGACGACTACGTCGTTCGTTCGCCGACCGGCGAGCTGATATTCGAAAGCCAGCCACCGCCCGCCGGCGATCAGCTCGGAAACATGGTAATGCTCAGCGACGGCGGCACGTTCCGAGCCGCGTACAGCCCCGGCAATGCGATCTGGCACGGGCGCTCGTTGACCACGCAGGATTGGGAGGACGTCGAATATGCGGGCGACGGAATTTTTGTCGGCGTATCCTCGAGCGGCGCAGGCAATCGCATCGCGCGCTCGGTCGACACGGGAATAACTTGGGCGCTTGTTTCAGAATTCGCGGTCGGCGAAAGGCGGTATAACAATATACTGCGTTTAGCGTCGGGCCGGCTCATTGTAGCAACGAACAACAACGCGGCAACTATCGATAATTTTATTTCATCCGACGACCAGGGCGCGACATGGACGCGGCGCGATTCGACGGGACTAACCGGGCTGCAATGCCGGCAGCTTACCGAGCACGACGGAATATTGCTCGCGGTCGGTTCGCACGCTGCCGACGATAACGTTTTAAAGTCTGTCGACGACGGTAATAACTGGACAGGTTATTTTAATAACGGCACGGGCGGAAGTTCAGGAATGCAGGCTTGCGCATGGCATTCGGGCTTAGGTTTATTTGTTGGGGCGACGGGCTTTGGTCACGTTGTGACCAGTCCGGACGGGGAAACGTGGACGACCATTGCAACGAGCGGCACGGTTAACGGTTCCGGGAATTACATGATATGGAACCCGGCGCTGTCGAGACTTTTTCTAGCTCATGCGAGCGGCATCTCGTCGAGTCCGGACGGCGTGAATTGGACGACCGTCGCGACGCCGTCTAGCGGCGGTTTCAATAAGGTAATCTACAACCCCGCCAATGGTTTCATGTTCGCAGTTCGGACTTCGACAACGGACGCGAATTGCTGGGCGAGTGTCAACGGCACGACATGGCAGCCGCAGGTCGGTCCGTGGACTTCCGGAATACCGTTTTTAACGATTGCTGCGGCAACTGATTGACATGCGCGCCGCCGTGCTGCTGGTCGCGGCCCTGTCAACGGGCTGCGGGACAGTCGAACGCAATCTGCGAATGGCAATAGAAATCGAATGGTATGAAAAATACCGCGAGCATATCGAGGCGCAAGCCGCCGACCAGGCGGACGAATGCGAATATTCTAGCGGCGAGAATAAAGACTGAGGCGCTCGCCAAGCCAGCGCATGACCGGAACCGCCATGGAATTGCCGAGCGCCTTGTATCGGGCGGAATCCGACGCCCCGGGTAACGCGGTATAACCGTCGGGAAATCCCTGCAGGCGTTCGCACTCGGTAGGCGTCAAGCGCCGGACGGCGAGCGAATCCTCGAGCAGCGTTTCGCCCTTGCAATCGCGGCGACGAATCGCCGGCAGCGCGCCAGCGACCGGAACCTCGCGGACTTCGTCGCGCTGATTCTGCGCAAACGCGACGACGTTTCGTGTCCGGAAATTGTTCGTCCCTTCGTGAGTATAGGTTCGATGCTCGCGCGTTATTATCGGATCGGCGAGCGGCGGAACGTATTCGACTATTGGCGTTTGCCCCTCGTCCAGCGTCGTGTTTATTCCCTTATACATGCGCGCCGTTAGTGCGTTCGCGATGTCCGGATTTATTTTTGCGCCGCCCAGGTTAGCGCCTGTTCCAATATCGGCGGCAGAGTTTTCTCGCGTTCCGCGGCCCGGCGCAAAATGCCCGCGCAGGCCTTGGGGGTCAAATAATATTTCTGCGGCAGGTCGCCAGTCTGCAGTATGTCCGACAACGAACACGCGACGGCGTCGCTGGGGTACTCCGAAATATTGAGCGTCCAGCACTCGCCAAACGACGCCATACCCGCATTCGACCATTGCCCCGACAAGGGTTCCAAAATCCCTTCCGCAGTTCGCGGACAGAACGCCGGGCACGTTTTCCCAAACGAACCAGCGGGGGCGGTAGCGGCTAAGAACGGAACAAAACGCGAGGGCCAGATTTCCGCGCGGGTCGTCCAACCCAGCGCGGAACCCTGCAATGCTGAACGATTGGCAGGGAGTTCCGCCGACGAGAATATCGAAAGCTGCGATGGGGTGCTTTCCATAGTCGTTCAAGTCTCCGTAGTTGGTGACGCCCGGGTAATGATGCGCGAGCACGCGCGAGGGAAACGCATCGTTCTCGAACAGGCCGACGCATTCAAAGCCGAGCGAGTTCCAAGCGACGGACGCGGATTCGATGCCGGAACAGACACTAAGGTACTTCAACTATCCGACCAGTCGGCGACCGCCTGCGTCAGCTCGTTCGCGTTTTCGGTCGGGGATATGACGACCGACGAGACCCCGCCGCCTGCCTCGAACCCGGTCAGCGTAACGCTGACCATCGGGGCAGCGCCGGCGATATACCACGTATGCACGCGCCGCCCGGTTTTCGAACAGCGGCGCGGCTCGCCCTTTTCTACGAGGCCGGCGACCTCAAGGTCGGCGAGGCGCTTGTGCGGCAGATGCGCCGCCTTGTAAAAGTCCATGCCGAACGAGTAGAGCAGCACGGAATACTCGGCGGCGGTCAGGCCCGGGTTATTCCGGACCATGCGCTGCATTCGGCGCATGTCTTTTTCCCGGTCGCCGGTTTCCGTGTATTCGTCTGCTGCCTCGTGCGAGGTTTCCGGGTCGGAGTTTCGTGCAATCGGGGTCAGGTCGAACAGGTCTAGATTGTCCGCGTGTCTGTGCATGTCAGGGCCTCGTCTAAGGTTCGAAGTGTGAAGGGTCGCTCAAGGTATGCGCGGCCCGGGGTAATGACGAGTTCATATCCGACGGAAATCAGGAATCTTAAGCGCGGATCGGATACGAGCATATGCGAGACATCGATACGCTTGCGCGGGAATGGAACGACGTTGTTTGGTTTCACGCTGGCTTACTCGAACCGGGTCACGACATGCGTGCCGCTGGCGTCGGTCTGCGTGAACGTCTGACCGGTCCCGAGCCGTTCGATGGCGATGATTACATCGGCCTCGTATCCGTTCCCGGTGCAAAAATATTCGCTCGTTTGTTCGTCACAGCTCGGCTGATAGCCGTTCGTCCACGAGCAGGCGAAACGCCTGCCGCGCGGGACGCGGGCGTATTCCGGATAGAACGCCGATTGTTTGTCGTATACGCGCACGCTGGCGCACATTACTTCGGCGGATATGTCGAGGCCCAATTTGTCGCAGGCTGTGCGCAGCTCGGCGATAATGTCCGCGAGCTGGCCGAGCAATTCGTCGGACATCGGAACCGACCATATAATATCCGACGGGTCGTCGTCGGGATGGAACGTCATGTCGGCGCTTGCCAGTTGCTCGCAGGCGAGTTCAATCTGCCGGGCGTCGTTGAACGTCAGACCGTGCAGACGATTTAGCGTGTCGCTCCGACGGGCGACCCGGTCCGTACCCTG